ACATACGTCCCTGATGCAGCGACTTCATCTGTTCCGAGGTTTGAGGTTGAAGGCGCACCAGAACCAGGGGTTCCCGCACCTGTCACCAGAGTGTCGTAAGTTCCTGCGTGACCTACCTTGACCAATGCCATTTTGTAGGTATCCGCCGCCGCGTTTCTGCCCGCGAGGAAGTCGCCTTTTGCACTGTTAACCATACAAGTTGTTAAAGCCATTTCATTCTCCTATCGTTCCGACGAACGCTTGCGCTTCAACGCCGGACAACTGTTTTACATGAGCAGACTGCTTCACAATCTCGCCGTCCAATTTGTAAGATTCAGTAAAGACAATCACCGTTGGGTGTATCTGCCACTCAACGGAATGCTCAAGCCCTGCAATCGGGATGTTTCCTTTAGTGGTGAAAATTAGTGGTTCCATTAGCTTATATCGTACCACAAATCATTGACAGACGGATTAGAAGGTGCTGTTGCTGACACATAAACCTGATTGTTAGGCAGTTGCGACGAAATTATATGCTGAATCTTATTACTGTCAACGCTAGGTAACTCTCCTGCATCAATAATCTCACCATCAGATAACTTGAGGACTAAGTGGTCGTCAACCGCAATCTCAGCGTCAATGACCGAAACGCCGTGTTTCCCCTGTTTCCCGTCTTTACCTGCGGGGCCGACAATCGACTGCCCATCAACTCCATCACGACCTGGAAGTCCGTCTTTCCCATTGCGCCCGTCTTTTCCATCCCTGCCGCGCTCACCCCGTTCAACAGGGATTAGCGTCTTAATCTCAATCGTGTCCAACCGTGATACTAATGGCGCGATTTCTTTCGCTACCACCATCTTTACTGCTTCAACTTGAGCCTTTACGCTCACGGTCTGAACCACTGGAACAGGCTCTTTCAGCCTCGATTCCAGCGTTTTCAAAGCCTTCATTGCATCAGCAGGAATATCCATTACTGTAACGTCTGCGATACTTCTTGTAGATGTGCTTGGTCTATCTTTGCTTGTCTTTGCGCGTCCATCTGCATCTTGGCTATGCGCTCGTTGCTGTTAATGTCCTTCTCTTTAAGCATGAGATCGGCTATCTTTGCCCGTTTCTCAAAGTCAGCACCTTCGGCATTGTCGTCAAGATTATTAGATAGTGCCGAGATAACTTTAGCATTGACTTCACGCGGCGCAAGGTCGGCCTCAACTTTAGCTTTCTCCGCTTGAGCCTGTTTGAGCATCGCAGAGGATTGTTTCTCTTGAACATCGGCTTGTTTCCCTGCGAGGTCAAGTTGAGCAGACTGTTGAGCAAGGGCTTGCTGTTGTGGATTAGGCTGATTCATCTGTTCCAACTGAGCAAGCATCTTCGCCTTGCTACTCAATGACGAATTCTGAAGAATTCCGGTCATCAAGATAGGAGTCAATGGAGATTGCGCCCCCAAAGTTTGCATCAGGAACGCTAATTGCTTCTGCTCGTACTCTCTTGCGATAATCCCCAAAGTCGCCGTAGGAATGAACTTCACGTCACTCGAAGGATACCGTTCAGGGTCAAACTGCATATACCGCCAAGTCGCCTTGTAGATAAAAGGCATCAGGAAATCTTCTTGGAAGTTAATCAGAGTGCGCTTGTACTTCTTAATCATTGTCGCGGTTGCCATGTCCATCGACTGACCATCTCTAGCAACTGCCGATACCGTACCATTGGAATCAATCGTTCCTGTCGCCATGAGCAACATACGCTCGAATTCCTTGCTTGTGGTCATCGCTTGACCATCGGTACTGCCAAACTTGAACGGGGAAACAATTTCAGAAGGTGCGCCATTGGTCAAAAGTGCTTTGCCTGGTTTCACTTCAAACTTGGCACCTCTAGGCCACCGCGTAGCATCAATCGCTACCATTGGGGCAGAAGTCAATGCCAGTGAATCCATGTGCGAACGCATAGAACCATCAACGGCGGATTGCATATTCATGGCTTTTTCAGCCGTTCCGCGACCTAAAAGACGATTTGGTACGGTATCTGCTTGGTAGCTGATAACCGGACGGTCTTTCATCATATACGGCGATTCTTCGGCTTTCAATAGCGTACCGTCATTTGCTATGACAATAATCGCCTCAACCATGTCCGAATAATCTTCGGTATTGCTCTCCGCACCCTCGATTTCAGCAAATTCTTCGCTAGAAAGGTACTCTCTAGGAACTAAACCGTAGTAAGTGAGCAGTTTTACCTTGTCATCCTCGAAATTCTTTGATTCTTTGGTCGGCTCAAGTGAATCATCGGTGTACATCGAGTCAATATCGACGTTTCGATACTTTCCTTCTGCGATTCCCGCTGCAATCTTGTGAATTGAGACATATTTTTCGATTGCAACGCCCATACAGTCGTCAATCGACGTTCCGTTAGGGTCAAAAAGGAAGTTTTTTGGGTTAATCGGGTTGAGTTTGACGCAAATCCTGTCTTTTTCACCAACTCCGTAAGCCACTTGCTTTTGGTCAATCGGAACTTGCATCGGTTTGTACTGCTTTTCACTACCGACGACAATCTCACCAATCCCCGTACCGTACAATTCCCCCATTAGGGTAATCGAATCAATCGACTTTCTAATCTTGTCCTGAGCAAAGTCCTCTTGCAGACGCTCTTTCATCTTCTGAACGTCTATCGGGCCGGAAGTGTCCTCAACATCGTCTTTGATGTCAAAATACTCGCCATTCCCGAAGATGGCTTCCATAATCTCGGCATGACGGGTTTCGATTGCTTGCTGAGTCGCTGGAGAGATTACCCTTGAACGCTCGGACTGACGCTGTTTGTCCTCTGCTTCCCATACGCCGCGCCAGACTCGCTCGTACTTGAGCCAGTCGTCCATGTAGTTTTGATCGCGGTATTCACGCCACTTGTCCGTGTGGCTGACGATAAACGAGAGTAATTCCTTGTCTTTTTCCGTAGGCTCGTCAAAAGCAGACGGTAAATTTTCGGGCATGGGGTCAATGACCTGTCCGGTGTTCTCGTAAGTAATTTCTTCGTCAGACATGGCTATTCCCCGTAAATCCCATTACGTTTCGCTATTTATATCACATCCCCGTAATAACGTCAAGAATTTCATACTCCTCACCAACGTCATCTGTTCGGGAATAAGTCGTGGTTACTAGGTTAGCAACGAGGGAGGCGGAATCCAAAAGATCGTCGTGAACTCCCTTTGTCGGGAAGGAAACGTACTCTTTCTTGAATTGCGTCCAATCTTCTCTTGAGTTTAGCGTAATTCTGCCATGCTCGAACAAGCCTTGCAGGTTGTAGGTTATCCTATTGACCTTGCTTCCCGAGCCAATAGGAATAGCCTCAACGTGAGCAAAGACGTTATTTTTCCGCATCAAGTCCATCAAATAAGGTTGTAATGCTCTCTGTAAGCTACCCTTCTCAATCCCTACCATCATCGGTTTATGGCTTCGGATAGCCATGAGAATCCTAGTAGCTGTTTCTCGTACATCCCATCTACCGTACTCAATCTTGCGAACCCACCACTTACCCAAGTCATCGACGATAACCACAGCTATCGCGGTATTGTCCAAGTGCTTCTTCTTGGTAGGGTCAGAGACTTCCTCAAATCCTGCGGGGTCAACAGCGATGTAAGTCGTTCCCTGTTTTGGTTCTTTGTCGTCAAAGAGTAACCAAGACTCCTTAAATATAGACTCGCCCATCGTAGCAAAGGAAGCCATGTACTCTCTCTGGAATGACATGGTACTCATGCTTCGCTTGGCGTTCTCTATCTCCTGACGGTCAATCAATTCGTTGTCGTAAGTCGTCAGATGCCATGATTTCCACTCAGGATCGTCGCCTTGAACGCCGCGCTCGTAATACTCCTTGAACAGTGAATCCCCGCTATCAGGGGTTCCAATGAACATTGCCCCACCTTTAAGGTCTGATAATGAAGGGCGGATAATATCTTCCCACACCATCGTTTTAATGTCCTTGAACTCGTCCAGTACCGCGTAATAGACTTTCATCCCTCGCAAAGCATCGGGATTGTCGGAACCGCGAATACGAATCTTTACCCCGTTTATCATGGTAATCTCGCCGTCATTGACGTTAGACTTCGAGGTAACAGGGAAACTCAACCTAATCAGCAAATCCCACATCAGGGTTCTTGCCATGCCGTAAGTAGGCGCAACGTACAGGATAGTCGCATCAGGCTCGGTACATTCCAAAGCCTTAATGATTAGCTTAACGGCTGAGGCTCTAGTCTTTCCGCATCGACGGCCAGCAACAATGACTTGGAAACGGGTAAGGTCAGCAAAAACTTCATGCTGCCATTTGAGTAGTTCAAAGTTAAGCGGTTTCATCCCTTTAGTATACTCCTTATTTTATCCTTGAATTGGAACCTGAAATCCTTTATACT